AGTTCTGAATAGTGTTGATATCAGATTGTGACAGCTCAGCGGATTGAGGAGCGTCCATTGCAGGCAATCCTTGTTCGTACTCAAAGTACGCTTGAACAAGTTCCTTACTGGACATCTGCTCAAACTGAGCAAGAGTTTCAGCACTCAGCTCACCTTTTGAATTGAACTCTTCTGCAGCCTTACTAATAGCTTCAATTTGTGAAGAGTATTCAGAAGGTTCTTGTTCTTGCTGTGGTTCTACTTCACTAGACTCTTCTTCAGAATCACGTGAACCAAGTTTCTTTTCAAGTTCGATGTAAGCCCTTTCAAGCTCTTGTGCATCTTTGTACTTTCCAGCCAACCGAGCATTAGCTTGGTTGATCATCTCTTCTCCAATAGCCAGAGACTCAGCTTGGTCGGCTTCCATTGCACCGACAACTTCGGGATCACCAGCTGGATCGTAAGATAAAATTTCTGCCATAGTTATTGCATTGGTGGAATAGCTTCCTCACCCATTACCGAATTGACAGTCTCAGCTGCCATGGGATTCTTGGATGGATCAGCCAGGGGTGATTTAAGGAGGTTACCAGCTTGCCCAATCAGAGCCATGTCTTCTTGTGCTTGAGCGGCTTCAGCCCGTTCTTGCTGGATTTCTTCCATAGATTTCACAAGGTTCAATACGTCGATACCTTGTGCAGCAGCCAGACGCTTGATAGCTTCGTCAGCATTGATGTATTGCATCAGTGCATCAGGTCCAAGAGTCTGAGCAATAGTCATGATAAAGGAAGTGAGGGACTCACGATCTTGACCACGACCCAGGGCGTTGATACCAGCAACGATAGTTGGGCTTACTAGATCCTTAGGGATTTTAGGAAGTTGACCACTCCGTTGCAGTACCAGCATCTTGCGGTTCAAATACGGTAGCAAGAACTCAACAGTTAACAACGAGAACAAACCGCCAAGCTGTTGTTCAAGTTCAAGTTGAGTAAGGCGAACTTCTTCAGCTGTAACTCGTTCTGCCTGACGGACACTCATGATGAGGAATGCATCAGACAAACGCCGTTCAAGATTGTTAGACATGTTAGCAGCTGTACTGAAGTCAGCAGTCTTACCAACTTGGATAACACCGATGTCATCGGGACGACCTTGAACGATCGCTCCGTTGCCTGCCTTCGCCAGCGTCTGTGCTTTAGTTGTGCTTGAGGGTGATACCACGAAGACAACCTTAGCGGCTGCTGCAGAGCCTTCTACGAGTGCCTGGGAGAGTGCATCAAGCGACTTAAGATCTCCCAAGAATTCCTCAACTCTACCCCGTCCATAGTTTTCGCCATCGACAGAATTGAAGCGCAGTACAAGCCAAGGACTAGCATCCTTTGGAGCTTTGCTATCGGAGCCTGGAATTTTCTTACCATAAACCTCCTGATACCATAGCCAACGATTGTTGTCTAAACGTACATGGGTATAAACTTCTGCATCGTTTTCAGATGAAAAACTTTCTTGAGTAACCGGAGGAGGTTCCTTAAGAATTTCTTTTGGCAGAAGATTTTTGTTAATAAGTTCTTTGGTTACGATCTCAATTACGTTACCGTTACCATCTCTATCAACAACATAGCGATTGAGTGGGTAGTGTTTCAACCCATCCTTACCCATAAAAATTAGAGCATTACCACCAACCACCAGATGCTTAAGAGCCTGGTGGACAACGACACGATCACTGGAAGCAGCAATCGAATCCATCACCATACGCTCCATTTTGGCAAAGCTAAGATCAAGTTCAGAACGCATGTCAGGTGGAAGCTCAGCTCCCAGCTTGTCATCACGTACCTGAAGTTTGAAGAACGTGGTTTGAGGGGGCAGGAGGGACAGCATCAATTTGGATGCAAGTGTCACTACACCCTTTGCACCTACGGATTGCCAAGGTTGCTTAAGTGATTGATGGGTAACACGGAACTCATCACGTTGGATGAGGTAAGGAATGGTGAGCTTTGAGCACTCAACCGCTGTGTCTAGAAATTGTGAACGGTAGCTGGATAGATGATCGTACCTGCTTTTAGCGTTCATTTAATTAACCAATACTAAGTCCACCACCGGAGCCACCTCCGATGTTAAGGGGAATACGAAGAGCAGCTGCACCGCTGCCCATTGCGCGAGCAGTTTGACGGCGAGAACGAGAGGTGCGGACACCTGTGTTCTGCGCACCAACAGTGCTTTGCAGAACTTGAGGTGCTTTAACATTTCGCATCGCTGCTGTTTGATCAAGCATCGCTTGACGTTGTGCTTCTAGTTGTGCCTGTAAAGCACGTTGGCGATTTTCTTCTTCAATACGCATACGAGTTGCTTCAATACCAGCAGCTCGTTTTGCTTCTTCAGCTTTATGTTCGGCTCTGCGTCCAGCGCCCATAATTAAGTTTCCTCATCGAGTCGGTTTTCAATCCACTCCACAACACTACGTTGTCCAGCACGATACATGATGTGCCCAACGCTTGTGTCAGGAGTGGGGTTAACTGGTGGAAAGACATCTTCTAGTTCTTCCAGAAGACGCCGGACATCAAGTCCAGGTGTGTAAGGTAAAGTCATAAACTACATTGCTCGGTTCCTACGCCGAATACTGCTAGCTGAACCTTGGGTTGATGGACTTCGGTTAGATGAAATTCTTAAGCTGTTGCCAGTTGTTGCTTCTAACCTTTGTGGTGCCATAAACATGGCAGGAAATCCAAATTTTTGGATAGCTTGATGTTTTTTTAGAGCTTCAGGTTTTTGCTCTAATTGTTCGTACAAACGTGCGCCCATAATTATGCGTATTGAGGTAGGTTGGGGTTTGCATGTTCAAAGAACGCTGGCATACGTGCTCGTTTGGTATCAGCAAGCTCAGGAGCTTTACCTTCGTACATCAGGCGATCACTGGAATCCAGCCAAAATTTTTTGTTTAGATATTTATTGGGGTTGTTAGCCTTGAGTGGCTGCATTACCCAATTGATAGTTGCTTTACGGAGCTTGTCAAGAGAAGGACTCCAATCAAGACCGAGCTCCCGACACACCAAGCTATTTGTAGCCACGTGGACTTGTTCATCACGGCTAATGTCAGCAGATACAGTCCTCAACCCCGCATCGCCCGTAAAACGGAAAAAGGGTAGGAGCACAAAGAAAATTGCACGTTCGGCAACCAGTGCCTTGAGGATCGTGTGATCCGGATGAGCAACCCAGGCGTCTCTGAGACGTTTGGCTTCTTCCTCAGCTTGCGGATCAACGCCAAGAGCATTGGCGATGTAACCCAATGCAAGGTCGTGATTTTCTTCGTCTTTGACATTAGACAATAAGATCGTCCGCGCCAAATCCGGTACGTCATTTGCTAGAGCATCAGTGATAAAGTCACCCACTGGAAGTTCCATATGGCGAATTGCCAAGGCACGGTAGATAGTTTCTTCCGCGCCTTCCAGTACTTTACCAGCAGTTGTTTGGACAGGAGTCCAGGTACGTTTACGTGAGAGTAGTGTTTGATAAGGGTTCATTCGCCGCAATTACAATCAGGAGCAGGGTCATTAAGAAGCGACTCCAGGTAATCTTCGACGTCTTCCTCATCCAAGGCAGCATAGGCGCTGGTCTTGTCTTGGGTGTCTCCCATTACCTGAAGCGAATAGTAGAGACTCGTCTGGTCAGATGCCAGCCAGTCTTCAATAAACGCTTCGTCATAGGTGATCACATCAGACCAACTATTGAAGCTGTAGCCGTGCAGAAGTCCGGTTTTATCAAGCATACGCATGATACCGTCTGCAACTTTTTTATATGCATCCCAGCCAACTTCCGATGCGATCTCAACAGGACCGTAGTCGTAGCTCTGGACGCCAAAGGTACCGCTATCACGGTCTACTTGACGGGCAATGGGAGGAGCAATCTCAGCGGTGGCAGTGTAGCCATCCGGGTCTTTGTATCGGTAACTACAAGAAGCAGTAGGAGCAATAGCGAAGGCACGATCCATGTTGTTAACTCGTGCAATCGACGCAGCTTGGGCGACGCCACTTTGGAACTCAAGAGCAAGGGTGATAGCAGGGGTGAACTCTTTGACTTGATCACCACTGTTGACCACTTCCAAAGCGTTACCAAATTGTTCGTACGTTACACCGTACCTTCGTAGGAGG